TCTCATACTTATCGCATATATGGATAAGTATGACATTCACCCCACCCCACCCCACCTACTCCACCTACCCACGCCTCAATTTTGGATTATTACTGCCCGTATTTAGATTATTCCAGTATATAATGTATAAAATGAGTAATAATATAACCAAATTACACTATTATTCGTAATAATAATATTATTTTTCCTGTATTAATGTATTTTTATTAGATTATTCCAGTATTATTTAGATTATTACACGCCAACGGGTCGCACAAGATTATTTACACAACTATTTAGGCGATTTTCATCATTATTTTATATAAGTATAAGGTATAGAAACAATATGACGCAACCAACGCAGGTATATTACGATTTAGATGTCGTGAATACGATTACACCATCTCTTACTACATCACAAACGGCACAACCTAACCGCCTTACCTTTACCGAGGTGAGAAGCAGTCCTATCCTTGACAACCCCAGCGACTACTTCCTTTCTATCATTCGGTTTAGTTTAGACACCGCAGGAAGTATGCCCTTATTTATTCCCCAGATTGAATTACAGAATGCCGTTGGTCCTTCCCCTTGGAACAATACTGTCTATTATGTGAGTTTGGAGTATAACCCTCCCCTCGCTCCTGCTGACCGATTGATTTCAAAGAAGCGTGTTATTTATGTCCCCCAATCAAATATTTATGACCCTCCTGCTGTCGTCCCTGCTACGCTTAATGAAGCAACCGAACCCTACTACTGGGTGAATAACATTCAGGCGTTTATCTGTATGATTAACGAGGCACTCAAAGATGCTTATGCTGATATTATCGCACAGGCACTCGCACACCTCCCCGCCCCCATCACCCTCCCTGCGACTTGGATTGCTGGTAATGAACCCTATTTGCTTTGGGACGCTCAAAGGGCAATCGCAACGCTGGTCGCACAGGCAGACCTCTTCACCCAAGATTGTTTAGGGGTCGGTTCGGCAGTCGGTTTCGTCTATTTTAACAACCCCCTATTTACCCTCTTTTCGTCCTTCCAGTCAATCCACAACTATACCTTTGAACCTAACCCTGTGAGTGTGAATGATGGCGAGGCGAACTATTTGATTAAGGTATTTAACAAAAAAGGAGGGGTAGGCAACAATTATGTAGCGACTAATGCGACTGCTGGACCGCCTTATGATGCCCTTTATATGGAACAACCATATAGCACAGGTGCGACCCTCTGCCCTATTCAGTCGCTCGTCTTTACGACTACCCTCTTACCCGTTCTCCCCCAGTTGATAGGTATTCCCAGAATATTAAGCAATAATAATGGTTCGGTAGGACAGAATGATAATTTAAGCAACGAAATTACCGACCTCGTGGTTAATTTAACAAACGGAACTGAATACTTCCCGAATGTGCTTTACTTGCCTACTGCCGAATATCGCCTGATAGACCTTCAATCCAATTCCCCACTTTACGGCATTCAAATTAGCGTGGCGTGGAAAGATGTGTATGGCATTTACCACGACTTTTATCTTCAATATGGTTGCTCTTGCTCCTTGAAAATTATGTTCCGTAAGAAAGACCAAGGAGTTTATTGATTTTAGGCATAATCTAATATTTTTTTATCTTTGTTATAATTATAAACGAAGATAAAATGGCGTCCGCTGATTTTGAGAAGGTTTGCGTCCAAGACGATTTGCTACTGACTACCGACAAGGTTCGTTATGCCGTCTTTAAGGGTGCTCAAAATATTACCCCGTCCCAGTATGAGGCGATTTCCAAATCCACCTCTTCCATCACTTTTAATATCCAGTTGCCGAGTGAAAGCACAGTATTTAGTCGCCGTGTTATGGTGGAGACAGAGATGTCTATCACCTTTAAGGCGACCCCTACCGCTGATATGCCTGTCGGTCAGGCAGTCGTTAATTTAGGATACGCTTCTGCCCTTGGTCCATTCCCTTTCCATTCTTGTTGCTCTACTATTCAGGCGACCATCAACAACAATACTGTCTCGCAGAACCAGCGTGATATTATGTTCCAGTTGCTTCGCTTCGGCGACCGCCGTGAAGTTGCCCGCTACAACAACGCTACTCCTACCCAGTATGATAGTTATTGGTCTTACACCGACGCTCTTGGTGCGAACAACAACCCCAACTCCGCTTGGAACGACTGCGAGTTAGACCAAGATTTCCAACCCAGAGGTTCATTTGTCATCACCTCTATTGCTGGTAATACGCCCAAGGCGAACGGTGCTGACCTTGCCGAGAGAACGATTGTCATCACCTTTAAGACCCGAGAACCTCTTATGTTGTCTCCTTTTATCTGGTGCGACCCAGAGAGCAACAACGCTGGTATGTATGGCGTCCAGACCCTCAACTTTGTCTTCAACTTGGGTTCTGCTAATCGTGCTGTTCGTCTCGCCAACGGACCAACGGGAACTGCTACTGCTACTGTTGCTAATCCTTGGTTCTCTATCGGCACTCAACCCTACATTTCAAGCGTCGTGTCTTCCCAGTTGCTTATGCTCTTCTTGACCCGCCAACCCTCCAACTTGGTCTCTGCTCGTAATGTTCTGCCATTTGCCGAGTATCCTCGGTATTTGACCTCTGTCTCACAGGCAATCGCCAACGGTTCTTCTGCGGAGCAGAACTTCCAGAGTATCCAGTTGAACTCTGTGCCTGACAAACTGATTATCGTTGCCCGTAAGGTGCTTGCTTCCCAGACACCCGCCGACGCTGATGCCTTCCTTCCCATCAGGAAGATTACTATCAACTTCAACAACAAGGCAGGTCTTCTCTCGGGTGCTACTATGTGGGACTTGTGGCGTATGTCTGTTGAGAGTGGTTCTAATCAAACTTGGGCGGAATACAGCGGTCGTGCTTACAAGTCCTCGCAGGTAGGACCAGCGTCCGCTACTGCTCTTCCGCAGGTTCTCCCCCTTTGCGGTTCGGTTCTCGCCTTGGAGTTTGGTCGCCATATTGAACTTGATGATGTGTATGCTTCTGGTTCTATCGGTGCTTTCCAACTTCAATTCAAGGTTGAGTTGGAGAACCATACGGGTCTCAATATCGGTGCGAACGAGTATGAACTTGTGCTGATTACTATGAACTCGGGTGTGTTCGCAATTGAGCGTGGAACTTCCCAGACCTACACCGCCATCTTGTCTCGTGCTGATGTGCTTGCTGTGTCTTCTCGTCCCCAGTATTCCAAATCTGGTCTTGCCCGTATCGTCGGTGGTGCGGTTGAAGACAAGGTTAAGATGCTTGCTCGTCCTTTGATGGACGCTGTTGGTATGGGTTCGTCTGGCGGTGGTCTCTCTGGCGGTGGTGTCAGCGGTGGCGGTGCTTCGGGCGGTAAGATGGCGAAGCATCTTGGTATGTAATTGATTTAGGGCGTTTCACCAGAGGTCGCTACGAGCGACGAGAGATGATTGTAAGTCCCGTTTTTAGTAAGTCCTCCACCACCCCTAATGAAAAAAATCTTAACTGGTTTTACCGAGGTAGTTCAGCGGAAGAACGACGCACTCATAATGCGTAGGTCAGGCGGTTCAAACCCCCTCCTCGGTAAGTAATAAAATAAAAAGAAGGTCTTACCCTGCCTTCTCTTTATTTGTGCGTGTTTAATACTCTACCTTCTTCTCTGTGAAGAATGTCCTATGCGAAACAAGGACGACACCTGCTTCTTGTGCTTGGAGTTCATCTTCCTCGGTGGGTTTGTCCCAGTTGTTTAGGACAACATACAGGTCTTCCATAATCCGCTTGGCGAAGAACTCGCCGAAGATTTCGGTGATGTGTTCCTTGTTGGGTGCGAGAATGTTCCTGCGAAAACTGCTCCAATCCCAGTCAAGAAAGGGGATAAGTTTCAATAGCATAGCGATTTTGGCGAAGAACTCCTTGTTGATTTGTGTAGGAATATTAACTGTCTGGATTTGGACGACCATACTTTCATCTCCACAGCACCCCATATGAAAGAAGGGGATTTGGATTTTTCCATTTTTGACCCCACACTCTCCACGGTGCTTTGGGGCGTTGAACTTGACGGCAGGGGGGGCAACAAGAGTGGTATGCGTGAAAGGCACATTACCAAAACCTTCAAGATACATAGTTCCTTGCGAGATAGACATACGATACGATTGCGTTGAATGACTGCTATAAGTAGATTAATACTCAAAACAAATCAATTTTTTTTGAAATGTGTGAAAAATAGCATTTCATCATATTTTTTGAGGGTGGGGGTAGGTGAGGTAGGTGAGGTAGGTGAGGTGGGGTGGGGTGAATAGCAATCCTATCCTATTGTTCGGTTTGGTGGGTTTGGAGATTGGCGGACTTTTGTCAAACGCTTCACCCTACCCCACCTACCTCACCTACTTCACCTCCCTTTTGTTGCCTTCGGCAAAATTAAAATCTTGGCGTAATATAGAAAAGAATGCCTGTCAAACTTCCCCGCCCTCCTATCAAACCTGTCGTGGATTTAGCAAAAAGGGTGTTGCCCGTTCTGTGTCCCAACCCTAATGTTTCGCTTACATTACCACCTAAAATTACTTTCGGTTGTCGTTGAGTGAAGATTAAGGTGTTTTTTTCTCCATCTTGTTTAAGTGATTAGACAAAATGGAGGGTGCTGTTGCCTATTATGAAGTTTCAAAACTACATTCCCGTATTAAGCAATTAGAGGAAGAAAATGCTGAATTGAAAAAAAAATTAGAGACATCTACCGCTGAACGACTGGGATTTCGCTCTGTCTCTTTTGGTTCTCCCTGTATGGAAGACCCTGTTTCTTCGCCTACCTGTGTGCCTCGTGGTGCTGTGTGGAAACCTCACCCCAACCCTAATTGGCGTGTAGAAGGGATTTGATTGCGTTGAGTTGCTGTTGTAATTTTTGGTTTTCAAAGCGAAGTGCTTGGTTCTGTGCTTCAAGGACTTCAACCTGTCTGCCTACTGCGTCGCTCACGCTGTCGCTGATGCCGATTGGTTTGTCTTCGGGGAACACCTCCTCCTTGGTGAAGTTTGCCTGAACGAGTGCGAACAATTGTGCCTTGACATCATCATCTTCAAGGTCAAGAAGGTCGCTCACGCCCATCACTCCATTCTGGATTTGCTCTTGCGTGTAGGTGTGGGCGAATTCTTGGAGATATTCGTCGTCAAATAGGTCTTCCACATCAAAGAAATCTGGGATAAGTTCGCAAATCTTCTGGTCGTATTCCCTGCCGAATGCCTCGCCTGTTGCGTGAATGCCCTTATAAAGGGTGTCAAGTTGGTTCTTGAAATCAATTCCTCTGCTTCCGCTCATTATATAATCGTTGTGCTTGTATCGCTGTCTATTATATAATGTGATTAAAACATTTCAATTTTTTTCAAAAACAATTGAAATCCTAATATCTTACTTTTTTTCAAAAGTTTTCTAAAAGTTTTTTTGTGATATGCGTATTTTTCACTATTTTCAAAAAAAATTGATTTGGTTTTCATTCAATCTTTAAGTATCAACGCACTCAAAGAAAGCAAGAATGGAACAAAGCAACGCAATCAAGAACGCAATTGAATTGCTGACAGCAAACGGATATGAGGTTTTCCACGCCCCCTTTATCAGCATCTCTGGATATATTAAAAATATGGAACACGACCTCGCAATTTACAGACGCAGGGACAAGATGGAGCGTGAGGAAGCACAACGCAAGGAGGAGGCAAGGAAGAAGAGACAAGAGAACAAGAAGAAGAGAGAAGAGGCGAAGAAGGCACAAGCGAATACTCTTTGTGAGTGTGAGGAGTGTCAAAAGTGTCCCTCTCACATCAATCCTTATGAATGGGCGGAAGCAACACACCCTAAATAAACCGCAAATCGTTCATTATGGTCGCATTACAAACGCAGTTATGCTTATAATAACCCTGCTTGGTGGAGAACATCTTTACATACTCGTAGAGATGTGTAAGCAGATTTTTTTCTTCAACAAAACTGCTGTTGTGGTGTCGCAAAGAGGACAGCGTTGAGTTGCTGACGCTGAATGCGTGGAGCGTGTCCTTCCACACTTTATATTTAGCATTTAGTTCCCGTTGTGCTTTAAGATACTCTTCCTCGGTGTAGAGTTTTTTTCTGGATATTTCTTTCAGTTTGGCGAGTTCTGCGTTATACTCGGTCATAAATGCCTCGTGATTTTTATCTATATCGGTGTTGAGAACGCTGATATAACGGGCAACTTTGTCTGCCTTTTCGCTCTGCGTCTGCGGAACTTTTATGATTTTGTGTGTCGCAACCGATACGGGTAATACGGCAGGTAAGCGTCGTATGACCGAACTGGACTTGGGGGCGGGGCGGGGGGAGGGTTTAGGTTTAACCTTCGCCACCACCTTTGCGGGTGCGGGTGCTGGTGCGGACTTTTTGCTTCGGGGTGCTGGTGCGGACTTTTTGCTTCGTTTGAAGACCTTTTTGACTGCTCGTCGTATTCGTCTGCCTCCCCGAAGGTTCTCGTCGTCTGCGTTTTCGTCGTCATCAAGTCCAAGGGAGAAATCGTCTGCCCCATAATCTTCTGCCTCGTCTGCGTTGGTAAAGTCCAAATCATCATTATAAATTGCGAGTTCATCAACGGGTAGTGTATATACACAGGAAGCAGAAAAAAGAAGGGGCAATAGTGCTAAAAGGTAGTAGGGTCGCATTTTTATACTATATCGCAATATTTTATTATGACAATTTGTATTTGGGTTTTGCTTGCCTTCCCGTAAATACCTTCCAGTTTTCGTTGGTGATGCGAATAGGGTCTGGGTTCTCGTCCATATCCTTTGGTTTTTCCATCTCCTTTGCGTGTCCTGAACGAGCAGTAGAGAAGAGTTGCTGGAAGGGAAGGAGCGTCTCATCAATATCAGTAGCGTTAGAGGCAAGAACAGGGCGAATAGGAAGAGTATCAATCTTGCGAGGCGGTGCGAAGGGATTAGGCATACCAATCCTGCGTTTGAAGGGTGTCATTTCTTCGGTGTCATCATAATCAACATTACCACCATACATCTCATACGGCAAGAGGTCATTAATATTCTCATTCACCCCGTATTGAACTCCACCAGCAAGAACCTCACCTCTGCGTTTCAAGAACTCTGCCTTCGGGTCAAACTCGTTAATGAAGGGCATAAACTTCTCACGCTTCTCCCTGCCCTGCGACATATCCACGATACGATTATCACCCCTCGCCAGTTCAGCAAGTCGCTTTCGTGCTTCCAATTCGCTACGCCCAAACCCGAAGAAGTCCTTTGCCTTGTCGGCAAAAGTGCGTTGAAGACCTGACGGGATATAGTCCTGAAACTTTTCAGGCACAATTCTACTGGTTGCCCTGCGAACATCACTCATAGTCGGCATATTTCTTGAAATCGTGTCATACAACCCGCTTACAGCGTCTCCTGCCTTGCTCGCCCAACCGCTTAATGTATCCATAATTCCGCTTCCACGCAAGAACTCCTCATTACCAAGACCATAAAGCGTATCACTTGAAACCCGAGGTTGTTGTAGATTACCCCACGCCTGTCTAATCTGTTTAACATTTCTAATCCAAGGTTCTAAATTATCCTCTGATGCGGTTTCTGGGTCTAAATCAAAACTGCCGTCGGGTTGCTGACGACGCAACTTTGATATTATAGCAGGAGGCAACGCATCAAATAGTAATCTGTGTTCTGCTGGTGCGATTGCTCTGCCTTCCGCATCTTCCAAATTGGTATATGTATTCCACACATCAGTATTTTCTATCCCGTCCAGTTCAGGAATAGGTCTTAATACGAAAGTGGGATTGGTGCGAGTTGCTTGGTCTGTTCCTCCGTCGTTGGCGTATGCTTGTTGTTCTGCGTTGAGTTGGCGTTGTGGTCTGCGAGGAACGGAAGGTTGTCGTTGGCGTGGTCCAACGGGAGAAGGTGGGCGTGCTGGTTGTCCCTGCTGTGCCTGTGCCTGTGCTTGAAGTTCCGCACGAATAACTGGAAGTGCCTTTTTAACAGAATTACCGCTGAACTTGGGAGACCCACCTCTAAATGATAAAATGTCTCTTACAAGGTCGTTTGCCTGTCCCAAACGGCGACTATTTAATACTTGTCCCGCATCTATACCTTCCGCTATATAGTATTGTGTGTATGCCCGAACCAAATCTTCCGCTGACGCATAACCGCCTTGTGGAGGTTCTGGTTGGGGGTTCTGCGGTTGTTGTGCTGGGTCTTGCTGTTGCTGTCCTTGCTGTCCTTGCTGTCCTTGCTGTTGTGCTGGGTCTTGTGGTATGATAGGAGGAGGCGGAGGAGGTTGGATAGGAGCAACAGGCAGAGGATTTTTACTGAATGTCTGTGATAAAATCTGCTTGCTTGCTTCATATCTCGCAACA